GCACGGGCCAGAGCTTTGGTGTAACGAGCAGACAGGCTGTCGTACAGGTTGTCCTCAATCGCCTCTTCGGTGATCGAGAAACCCAGAGCAATGGTCTCGTGGTTGTAGCGAGCGGTAAATGCTTCCTGTGCATTGTCGTAAGCGATGGCGGAGCCCTCGTTCTTGACAGGCGCAGCAGCAAAGCCAGCCAGCTTGGTTTCTTCTTCAAAGCTACGCTCCGATTTCTCGGTCTCGTAGATTTCCTTGTGCTCTTCGCCGTAGCGAGCGTACTCCATACCAAACAAGGCGTTCAGACCTGGGAGCAGCTCTTTGAGCAGTTGTGCGCGTGAAATTGCCATTTTAAGTTACTCCTTATTACGCAACGCCAAGAGCGGTGTTGTAGGCATGAGCGCCCATGTTGAACTTCACCAGCACATCGGTGTAGGCGTCGCCCACAGTAGAGGTGGTGCTTTCGACAAAGCCAACAATCTTAAACGGATGGGTGGCAGTGGCGGCAACGGTGGTGCTGATTGCGGTCGTCGAGTTGCCAGTCGAGGTCGAGCCGGTTTGAGCGGCAGCGAACACGGCGTTGGCACCCAGAGCAGCCTGAGTCAGTTGGCCGTTGGCTTGCACTTGGAACACAGCACGGTCATCGTCGATGACGTATGCAGTAGCGCCAGTGGTGCCAGTGGGGAAGTACTGGGCGTAGATCACTTGCCCTTGCGCGTTCACATAAGTGCAGCCGACGAAAACGCCAACAACACCAGCAGGGAACAGGTCAAGAGCAGAGCCAACGGTGGTGACAAGAGTCAACAAACCGTTAGTGCCGACAGCCACAACGGAACCGTTGAAGATGTTGGCAGACGCCGAGCTAATGGGAAACTGACGAGTGCTACCGGCGTACGGCAGACCCCCCAGTTCATTGACGGCCCGCAGGCCGTAAGGTGCTTGTACAGCAGACATAAAAACTCCTTATTACTTTGAACCAGAGCCAAACCCGGCACCCCGTGTCGTGGACGATTTCTTGTCCGAAAACAGCGGCATACGCGGATCATTGTTTCTCAAAAAGTGGTTGTCCACTGAGTCCATCTGGCCCTGAGCTTGCTTGTTGTAATAGTCCTGACGGGAACGGAAGCGTTCGGTTGACATCTTGCAGAGCATGAGTCCACCAATCTCCACGTTGCCTGTCTTTTCGTTACCCAAGAGCATCAGTTCCGGATGGTCCGTTGCTTTCACCGGCTCCCAACCCTCACGCATCTTTTGGGATACGTTGGTAGGATTGGCCTGTCCCAAGATGTGCGTACCAACCCAGTGGTACACCCAGCCCGGCTCAGGTGTCGGATCAGGCAGGTTGCTCGGCGGTACATACACTGCACGAGCAGATTTTTCGCGTGACTTCAATTCACGAGGATTGCGATCTTGTGTTTCAACCATTTTGCGACTCCAGTTTCAAAACTTCCTGTGCATACTTTTGCGGATCAAGATTAAATTTTTTCACCAACGCGGCTTGCGACGGTGTTAGTTCAACCTTTTTTCTGCCGGTCGAACGACTGGCAGGGGCCACAACAGATGTAGGTTTTTTAGCCGGTGCCGCTTGGGAAACTTGCGACCGTGGCTTTTCTTCCGCCTCCCCAAAAATTTCTGGGAACTTGGAATGTACGCGAGCATCTATCTGCTCGAAATAATCATCACTTCGCGGGTCGTACCCGTTGGCAACTAGTTTTTTATGCAGCCCTAGTGCGTAGCTGGTGATTTCCTCAAACCCATCCGAGCCGAACCACTGGTTTTTTGCCTGCCAGCGCAGTGTCTTTTCGTCGGCCCGAACCTGTTGGGTTTGCGGTTGTTGAATTTGTACATCTTCTTGAGGCTGTTGTAAAGAGGTTGACTGGAAATTTTTTACATTTTGTGTCTCCCACTTAGCTTCAGCCAGTGCTTCTTGAGCAGCAATGATGGCATCAGTATCGTATACCTCTTGAGCAGCCTTTAGATCCCGCCTTGCTTTTTCTAGCTTGGCTTCTGCTGCCTGTTGGGCCATATTTGCATACTGCTCAGTGCCAGTTTTGACGTACTGTTTGAGCCGTTTGTTTTCATCCATGACGGCCATAAGCAGGCGCTCCTGCTCAATCTTCTCACGGGCTAGTGCCTCTTTTGCTCGACGCTCATCATGGCGAGCATGAGTTAGTTCCTTCAGGCGTTTCTTGACACCTTCTGTATACGAGTCAAGCTCATCATCATTAGGATCTGCCACCTCTCGATCAAGAGGTTTGCGACCACGATCCTTCTCAGGGGTGTCGTCAACAATCTCAATTTCTACTTCTTCAGCAGAACTAGCCACTTCCTTTTCAGGTTCGGCTTTATTCTCCGGCTGTTCATCCGGAAATTTAAATTCGTTTGCCATGAGTACTCCTTAGGCGCGTGTCAAACCACGCGGATCTTGCACCACTGCGTCCACCTGATCGTCATTGATCAGTCGAAACTCTTTGCCAAAAATCTTGAACCGCGTACCCGAGTACGTGCGCACCAAGATGAAATCGCCCTTTTTGCACCAAGCGCCAGTGGGAAACTTAACTTGGTCTTTGTATGCGTCGGGGCCAACTTCCAAGACGAACAGCACCGTGGTGGCGTGTTCTTCTTGTTTCAAAATGGACGTTGGTTTGACCAAGTCCAAGTCTGTGCCGTCAAGTTTTTCGGAAACGTCTGGCACGATGCAGAGTATTTTCCAACCTGTTGGCCTGGGCAAACTCGTCGCTTTTTCTTCGGACGAAGAATCTTCCGTGGGCTTTTGAATTGGCTGGATGGTTGGTGGCAGGCTGATACCTGGGGGCAGGAGAATTTCACTCATCTGATTTTTCAACTTTCTCTGCAAGGTCGATTAAATGACGCTCTGCGATAGCGAGACCCTGGATCACACCGCAAAGTTTTTGGTATTCGTCAAAAGAGCGACATGAACCACCAGCCAAATCATCGGCGTAGTTGTTCATATCGAAGCGTATCTTCTCGCGCAGTACGCGTGCGAAATCTTGAATCATTGGTTGGGCCTACTCCTTGGTTGTTGTGCTTGCGCACGTTGTTGAGATTTTGATTTTGCGATGTCGATACCCATGCGCACGCCTTCACGTTGTTGATCGGCGGCGAGTTTGTCCGCTTTAAAAGCAGCATCAACGGCTACTTGTTTCTCTCTCAACTTGAGATCATCGGCTCTTGCCGCAGCACTAATAGCCATTTGTTTTTGCTTGAGATCAGCTTCTTGCATGGCCGACTGAGCTTTGATCTGCACTTCTTGTGCTTTGAGTTGCAACTCTTGAGCACGAAGCTGCAACTCTTGTTGTTGCATTTGGATCACAGGATCTTGGGCTTGCTGCTGGGCTTGCTGTTGAGAAACTTGTTGCTGGCTCTGCTGAAGAACCTGCTGAGCCGCCTGAGCCATCATGGCCGATAGCTGAAGTTCAATCTGCGGCGGCAGTTTTTCATCTTCAGGAGGCAGCGGCATACCAAGCTGTTGCTCGATTTTTTGCTTGTAAGCAAAGCCAACATGCTCGGCAACGTGCGCCATCATGGCTGCTTGAATCTGATTAGCCCGTGGGTTTTGTCCAACAAGCTGCATGATGATCGGATCTTGCATGGCCGACATATGCACTTGAATGTGGGCTTGATGATCCTGATACCTAAAGGCTTTAAGTGGCTCACCCTTGAGCGCAGCCATATTTTCAGAGACCGGATCTTTGGGCTTCTGGTCATCTGGCAAAGGCACAAGATCTGCAGCGTTTTTGATTCCCAAAACATCAAGCATGCCGCGGTGCAGCTTGGGCAGATCATAGATATCTGGTGCCATCTGAGCCATTTGAATGACGGCTTGATACTGCACCACCCGCTGGCTCATGGTGGCCGCGTTGGGGTCACTGACCGGGATGATCTCTACATGGCTGTAGTCAGACTTCTTGGCTTTACGCGGTGCATCAACCGGGTCGTAGTCATAGTCATCATCCGTGTAATCTCGAATGAGACCAGCCAGAAGTTTGAGTTCCTGTTTGAAAGAGTAGTGCAGACGCGCAGATACCGCGGTCATCACTTTAAGTTGTCTCTCAAGCAAAGCCAATGTCGTACCGACAGGGGCCTGTGCAGACATATCAGAGATCTTCATGTCTGCCGTCGAAGCAAACCTGCGTCCCTCTTCTACGATCTTGTCCATCAAAGCAGCCAACACTTGGCTTGGTTCTTTGTATGGCAGCGGCAAGATGTTGTCCCGCAGCGCACCAGAGGAAATATCTACATCCCTAAACTCGCCCGGTGCAATCGGGGTGTCATCACCTTTGATCCTCAGGCCCCTAGACTTAAGGCCACCCGGTAGGTTAGACAACGTACCAGCATCAACCAACTGGCGCATGATGCTTGTTGCGCTCTTGGCATATCCACCAATCAGATGGAATAGGCCAAAGCCATAAGCACCGAAGCCAGGGATGTATTGATAGTGAACAAAGTGCTGGCGCTTGAGGTGCAGAGGATCGCTTTCTTCCCAATTGCGCCTGATGGCCAGAACATCATTTGTTCCCTTGAGGATGGTCACCACATATGGCAGTGCAATGCCAACAGGCTGATCATCATCATCAACTTCCGTATAGGGATCGCCTTCAATTACCAAGTCAACATGACTTTCGTAGATCGTATAGCGGTCGTCATTGAGATCTGAAAAACCAGTCTCTTTGTCTTTTGCTTGCTGGATATCCGTTTTGCTTCTGTCCGGATCTGGCAACTCAATGTCGCAATAAAAGCCAGCCTGCTGCAGCTTGATGATCTCGCTCTTGGTTTTGCGCAAGACGTGCGTGACACGGTAGCAGGTGTCCAGATCAGTAGCTCCATACGGCAGGATGATGTCTTCTGCCGGGATAAACATGCTGACTTGGCGGCCAAGAGACGGATCGTAGTAGACCTTTTTAAAAGCAGATCCAGTGGCCGGCAGACTCCACAGCATACGCTCATGCTCAGGACGGAACTCTTTCATCACCTCGGTGAGTTCGTAGTTCATGTCAGCCTGAACCCGATCCGCAGCTTCATCTTTCTCAGGCGTTTGCTTGCCAAGAATTTTTGTCTTGACCGGGCCTGCCGCGGGGAACGTCTCTGTAATTGATTCAGATTGAAACCTAACCACCGCCTCGGTGATCATCGGGTGGAACACGCCGCACGCGCCATCCCACGGCTCGGTTCTTTCTTCATACTGCAGGCCCAAGAGCTTGAGGCCCTGCACATATGACTTCTCCCATTCAGTGCGGGAGCCAAGATCGTTTCTGATGTCTTCTGCAAGCTCGCCGGCAAGCATAGCGATCTCGCCTCTAGAGAGGGTTTCAGCCAGATTGGCATCGAACCCATCTGGATCTTTTCCGGGCGTGATAGATAGCTCTAGCCCTCCCATCTCAATATTGACCTGCTCTGGATCAATGATCTCAATTTCAATCGATTCCTCGCCTGCTGCAGCCTCAGCGATCCCAACCGGGTTTTGATACAAAGCCTTGTCAACATTAGTGGCCATGATGATCCTTAATAGTAAGCCCTCTGCCTACGGAAAAACTGGGGTTCGTCTTCTTCATCGGAGTTGAGCCTCAAAAATCCGCCTTGTCTAAATCTTAACAGTGCTTGAGTGCTTGAGTCCACCAAGTCATCATGTTCGGCGTTCGGAAAAGAAGCCATCTCATCGATCAATTCGTGCGAAAAACGCATGTCTGGAGCCCACACTTTGCCGCTCCTGAACATGTCTGAGACCGAGTTTAGACGAGCAACCTTGTCGTTTCGCTGATATTTGGTGCCTCGAGTGGGTGTGTAGTCTTGTACTGGGATGCCCATCTTGCGAAGCTCATATATCAGTGGGGCACCAGCAGCTTTGGCCTCTACGATGAACGAATCGGGCTGCCATATCTTGTACTGCTCGAGCGCCGCGTCCTTCAACTCAGGGAACTCCATCCGTTTTTTGAAGGAATCGAGCAAAATGATGTTCACGTTGCTAGGATCTTCGTCCAAACAGAAGACGCCCCAGGTAGTGCAGGCGTTATAGTCCGCCCGTTCGCTCTTTGTAAACGCCGTATCCCACGACTGGATCACATAATCGCACCGCGGCGGCTGATCTTTGGGCCAAATCTTCCACCATTCGCGCTTAACAATCGCCCCTTCTTCCCCAGTGGGTGATTGTTGGTACTGAGCGTTCCACTTACTAGGCGGCAACTCCTCCCGTAGGGCCAATAACTCGTCCAGACTCCAAAATTCAGGCCAAAGTGGGTTGTTAGACGGCATGATGGCGGGAAATTCGATCACTTCCCACTCATCTTCCTTGTTCCTTTTCATGGCGTCCTTGAGAACTTGACCCGTCAAGTCCCTCTCGGCCCACCTAGTCATCACAATAACGATGGCTCCCCCAGGCTGAAGACGCTGCCGGGGTCCAGATGTGTACCACTCGTACACAGAATCATAGATTGCCGGGTTTCCAAGCGCAGAAGCAGCCTCTTGCTCCGAGTGCGGGTCGTCCACAATGAGCAAATCCGCACCCTTACCCGTCACCGTACCGCCCACACCAATAGCGAAGTACTCTCCATTCCTATTAGTGGCCCATCGCCCCGCCGACTTACTGTCCTGCCGCAGCGTTACGTCCGGAAAAACATCCGCGTACATCTCCGATCCAACAAGGTTCCTCACCTTCCGGCCAAAACCGACCGCCAGATCAGACGTGTTCGAGGTCTGAATCACCTTCTTGTCCGGAAACCGCCCCAAGAACCAAGACGGCAACAAGTACGAAGCAAACTCCGACTTCGTATGCCGCGGCGGCATGTTGATGATCAGCCTCTTAATCTTCCCCTCCGCAATCCCCTCAAACTTCTTAGCCATCACAGCATGGTGCCGGCCATGAATAAATCCCGGCCACATCTTCTTTACATACGCCAAGAACGATGTCTGACACCTCTCCCGCTCAAGAGCACCCTTGTACTCCTGAACCTGAGCAAACAACTTCTCCCTCTCCGCAGGACCCAACTTATCAATCAAATCCAAGATCTTCACTTCAGGTTCCTAAAGTTCACATACACAGGCCGCACAGTCCGACTCATTCGCTCAACCCTCTTCAACACCCCCAACCTCACCAACCTGTCAATAATCTTCTTCGTACTCCCCAAGCCCGCCTTCCCACGAACCTCACATATATCCCTGAGACTCGGCCCATACCCATACTCCTTCCACCACTCATCTATCACCAAAAACACCTCCCTCTGCATCGGCGTCATCCCAACCCCCATACACCACTCATAACTCTTCTCACTCCTCATCTCCCGATTTATCAACACCTTATCCACACTAATTCCTATCGCGTAATATTTAGCAACATGTACAAATGTACATGTTTACCGTTATTAGCTCTTGTTCATTTGACAGAGCCATCTTGTACAAATGTACATGTTGACGATTGTTACGTCATGTATCGCCCTTAACGGACTGGACGCCAAAATTTTTACACTCCCCAGTAGGGGTCCCTGCCAGCAAAGGCAAGGGGGGGTCTTCGCTAGAGTCGGTGGTGGGGATTTCGGTGGTTTGGGAAAAATGAGGGTACCCTTCGTGTGGGATAGTATGCTTATACAAGTCGTCGGGCGGCGCGTCAAAAGGGGGGGTGGGGGTACGGTGGGGGTCGGCGCCTGGCTCGGTCGTATCTTCAGGGGTGTCCGCGGATCTGCCTGCGCTCTCGAGTTCTGCCAGTAGACTGTCGGCGCTGATGTCCACCGCGTCAACGTCCGTCGCGTCGTGCTTCATTAACGCCTTCAGTTCTTCGAGGATAGCCGTGCGTGCTGACTCACTGTCCGAAACCCGGCGTATCTCTTTACGCTCGGTGAACGCTGCCACTTCCGTTACCGTGCCCAGCACCTTAGCCGCTGCAGTGATTTGGCCTGGCTTTGACTCAGGGTCTGTTATCACTTTGACCAGAGAATGAATCACCAATTGGCGTAGGGCAGTGGGGGTTTGGTATTCCTGCGCCCTCATCGCTAGTTCGATAGCTTCTATCTCTGCTCGTATCCTACTGTCTGCCGCGAGATGGTACGGGTTTGATGTGAGCGTAGCGGAACTGTTGACGTTGTAGGCTGCTCTATAGGCGTCTGCCTTAGTGCTTCCCTTAGCGACCTCTAACGCAAACTTCCTTTGCTTGGGTGTTAGTGCTCTATGGGCTTCGCCTAATACAGTGTGCAAGGGAACGGACTGCAGCGCTTCGCGCACACGGGCTCGGGGCATGGGCTTATCGGTTTTGCGGTTTGGCATAGTGCTGCCATCATAGGGGAACGGATAGGAAAAATCAATCGGGCCCGGTTTTTCCTTTAGAACAATCAATTAGACATTGTGCCCCTACACCCGACAATGCACGGACGGCGATGTGCCGGACACAAAGGATAGACCATGAAAGCCACCACCATCATTAGCGGTTACCTAGTAGAACTAGACACCGACACCGACACTACCGAGTGCTTTATTGACTACAACGACAAGGGCACTCACTACTTCGCTTCGCTTGCTGCACTGCAGGATACGGGCTCGCTCGAGCATCACACCGGACGGCAGCGCCGGGTTCCCAATTCAACAATCGAGAGAATCGCCGACTGGGCTATCTCGCACGGCTATTGAAGGGGCGCACCATGAAGCTTAATTTTTTCTCTGACCCTGGCCATGGCTGGCTGGCGGTTAAACGGGCCACACTGACCGCCTGGGGGATTGACGGGCTCATTAGCACCTACTCTTACCAAAGGGGCCAGACGGTCTACTTAGAAGAAGATTGTGACTATTCCACTTTTACGGCTGCAGCACGGGCTCGAGGGATAGCCCTGTCGTTTGTCGAAAAGCACACCGATACCCGCTCCCCAATTCGGTCATACGACCATTATTCAAAAGGACTGTAACCATGACAAACCCGATGCATAGCACTGATCACATTGTCCCTATTCCCGGCCCCAATTGCCCTAGGACTCTAGCGGCTATTGCGAGAGATATCCGGGCGCACTGGGCCAAACCCTACTTCGGGGCCGTGCCTTATTTGCAGGCCATGGCTCAATTGGGCTCAATCCGTGACTCGTACGGGCTTGATGACGGCCGGTCTATGGTTTTGTACTTCCTTGCGAATGCAGGGACTTGGCGCGGCCCGGATGCTAAACGGATTAAGGCTGAACTGAAACAAATTGCAGGGGTCAAATGATGCGCTACCACTTCATTCAAAAATCAAGCAACAGCAAAACCGGGCCTATCCCCGTGACTTATTCACAGCGGGAAACGTGCCCGCCGTCATGCCCGCACTATCGGGCTGACTGCTACGCTGAGGACTACTACACCCGCATGAGTTGGGATAAAGTGCCCCAGCGGGGCGGCACACTGGCAGAACTGTGCCAGTCTATCGCTGCACTGCCACCGGGCCAACTGTGGCGGCACAATGTGGCCGGAGACTTACCCGGCGCGGGCGAGACTGTTGACCCTGTGGCCCTGGGCGAGATTGTGGCGGCTAACAGTGGCCGGCGCGGTTTCACCTACACCCACAAAAAGGGCCCGGATGCTATCAAGTGGGCACGGGCGGCAACTGACTGGGGCTTTACCGTCAATCTGTCGGCTGATGACGCGGGGGAAGCTGACGCCCTGTCGGCCACCGGGTTACCCGTGACTGCCATTGTGCCAATTGACACCCCCGAAAAAACCACCACACCCGGCGGCTTGCCCATTGTCGTATGCCCGGCTCAAACCCGTGACAATGTGACGTGCGCCGACTGTGGCCTGTGCCAAAAAGCACACCGGGCGGTTATCGTTGGCTTTCGTGCCCACGGGTCAAAGGCCCGGATAACGGACGCAAAGGCCCGTAAAGTTATCCCTATCGTGCGGGGCTGACATGTTGAAACACGCCGAAAGATTCTATATCCAACTAGGGGCGCGGCTCGAAAGGGCCAGAGACCCCATTGCCGCGGCTCGCGCTTTGTACGAAATTCGGAAAGCACTGTCCAAGGAAAACCCGGACGCCCTGCCCGAAGCCCGACGGCTAATCGAACGGGGCAGGGTTGACGCGAGATGATTCCACACGCTGATCACCCGCTCACGCGGGTTTTAATCATGAGCGCACGGGCCAGAACGCACGCTGATATGCGGCAGTCTCTGGCCCTGATTGACGCCCTTAGCAAAGGGGAGTCGGAACAAACCATCGCGGCCTGCAAGCTAGCGGCTGAAGTTTTTTTGGAGAGAAACCGTGAGCAAGATTATTACCGTTGACGTAACCTATTTTGGTGTCCCTGTCGTAGTGGAAGCGGAATATTACGGAGGGGAAGCGGCTGTAGGTGGCCCGTTAGAGTGGGCACGGCCAGAGTACGCGCCCGAAGCCCTGGCCTTTGCCATCAAGTGCGGCGGGATTGACATCATGCCTATGCTGAGAACAGACCAAATTAGGGACATCGAAAATCTCGCCCTTAGAGCTTGCAACAACGACTAACATGATGTAACATCTCGTTTCACAAGGAGAACAAATGAACCCCTATCATGACAAGACCAATGGAGAACTGGCCTACATCATCCGTGATGCCGGAGAGGCCGCGTATTGTATGAAGGGCTTAGACCCTGTGGCAGAGGCCAAGTACCTAGACCAAGTCAACGATGCCACCACAGAGTTGTATAGCCGCTTGAAGCGCACCAAGCACATGGACACCCTGATCAAGGAGGCCATGAGGGCTGCAGCCAAGAGCATCAATGAGAACATCTGCCGGGATGACGATAGCCCGGAACTGTTCTTTGAAGGGGAGCCGGCCTTCTATGAAGCCCTGCGCCGTTATGTGTTTAATCGTAAAGGAGGAGAGGCGAAATGAAGTACTACGTTGAGTTCAAACGCGTGGCCTACCTTGAGATAGAGGTCGAGGCCGAGACCCCTGGCGAGGCAGAAGACTTGGCATGGGCTGAGATTGACAAAGACCCAGACAGCCTTGACAAGGACTGGTACGTCAACCAAATACACAAAGAGGAGCAATGAAATGAACGTATTGACAGGAAGCCAAATCGAAGGAGCGCGGCTGCTTACGCTGCGCCAAATGCTCAAGCTAGAGATGCTTGGGATGAGCAAGTCGCGTGGGCCGACGGCTTACTCAACGCTCAAGATGATGGGGTTCAAAGGCACGAGAGAAAAAGTTCTCTCCGAGTTAAATGTGATTCGTGCCCAGTTGTTGGGCATCACCCAAGAAGGAGAAGCAAAATGACAAACCCAGACAACATCCCTGACGCCCTGCGTCATATGCACTACCTGCTCGGGGCCGCGGCTCGAGATCTGGAAGCCTATCTAGACAACCCGGCCAACCATACGCCAGAATACTTTCAGTCCATCAAGGACTGTGTTTTGAACGCGCACCTGCTCACAACGTGGGCTCAGGACAACTACAAAGAGTTGCACAAATGAACGAGTCTTACATCAAGGAGGATCAAATGCCACCGCTCACGCTCGCTGAAAAAGTTGAACGGGTTGTACTGGTGATTGCGGTCATCTTTATCTTGGCCGATGTGTTCTTTCTGCGCCCGTAGGAGAATCGAATGAAAACCTATCGGGTGCGCCTCGTGCGAGAGGTTGAACTTCAAATCGATCTGCCGGCTGAGTCCAAGCTGGATGCCATGAGAATCATCCACACCATGGCACTGGACTACGATGACCGAGATGCCAAAGAAACAAGAATCCTTGGCATCAAGGAAGTCACGACCAACGAACGACAGTCCTTGCCAGATCCACTTCTAAGTTAACGGCATGGACTTGCCAAGGGTTTGACTGCTTTTGAACAGCCCCTGGTCAACAAAAAAATCATTGAAATCACCGGCTGGCGGCATGTAGTACGCCCAGCCGATTTTTTTTGCCACCTTCTCCCCTGTGCCGCTCAAATCGTTGTCGGCCACAACGAACCCTCCTGGCAGAGTGGAAGCGACTTTCTCCATGTTGTTTGCGGAGAAGCAAATGTGCAGGGTGTAGCGTCTCTTTAACTGTTTGAGCACGGCGCGTACGCTCAAGCCGGTGGCATATCCCTCGCACAGGACATGAATGCCCTTGTTGTCAAAGACAAACTGAGCGAAGGACGTGCGCTGCCCATAAAGAAACTTCTTGTTGCCTTCCTCATCAATCATCTGCAGCCCGACCAAATTGCTGCCTATCCTCATGGGTATGCACAATATCTTCTTGCCCTCATTCAGCCAAACATATCCCTGCTCTTCAGAGAAGCCCTTGCGTTTGAGATATTCATGATGGGCTATCTGGCACTGCTTGAGAATCCAGCCAGCCTTTGACGCGGCCTCTTTCTGCAGACGCTCGCGCTTTTCCTTCTCTGCTCGAGCCAGCCTTTGCATTTCCGAGTGGTCTACTTCTGCGCCCTCTCCGTGCCAGACATTGACCGCTTCGTTGACCGCCCAGTTCTGTACAAACCCGACGCTGCCCATGAATTTGACCGCGCCGTTTCGTTTACGCGGATGGTCTTCAGTTGGGTATCTCTTCCACACCCCGACAGGGGGCAAGTAATCTATCAAAATCCCATGCGCTCTTGCGAATTGAATGAAGTTCATATGCGCTTCATGCCTTTAAGATATCTAATCAGTTTTGCTTTGACAAACTTCTGGAACTCTGGATTGGGAGGCAACTCTCCTACCGAATCAAGGTTACGAGGCCATACGCCGAACCGTTCTCGGTATGTGTGTGCTGCCCTGCCACTTGACCAACCGGCAAAAGCTATTTGATGCCGGCACATGGCCCAAAACTGTTCCTTGGTGAGTGTGGTTTTGAGCTTGCCCTGAAGCTCGCTAAGCTCACCCGGCAACTCTGACACCATGCTCTTTGTTTTGCGAACGTAACCGCAATTGATGCAGGTGTCGCTGCCAGTGGGCCAAAGAGCGCCACACGATGGGCACTTTTGCTCCTGCTTTTCTCGCTCCGTCTTCTCCGGCTTCGGCTTTTCTTTGCCGTCATCAAGAGCGCTTACCCCGCTCTCAAATATTTCATCCCAATCCTCACGGAACCGGATGTAGTTTCCGCTGTGATCAATCCACACAGCAAACTCTTTCCCAGGCGAGCCCCGCATCACCCTACCCATCTGCTGGATGTGAGACGACAGAGACTTGCTAAATGGCCGAGCAGACACCCCGATGAGAACGTCTGGCACATCGAAGCCCTTGGTCAGGACATCCGTTGCTATCAGCCCATGGATCTCAGTGTCAGGCTTGCTGAAGTCTTCGATCACTTCCCTTTTGTACTTGTCGTCGTCCTTGTAGGACACGCTGATGAAGTTGTAGCCGGCCTCAGCAAACCTGCGAGCCAGATCCTGGCCGTGATTGACGCCGCTCGAGAACACGATGGTCTTGACCGGCTTGCCAAAGATCTCATTGGTTTTCTGCACCCACGATGACACCACATCACCAGTGATGGTCATGCCGCGTGCTTCTGCTTCCTTCTGGCTCCACTCACCAGCGATCTTCTTCGCTCCGGTCATGTTGATTTCCTTGGAAATAAACACGCGCAACGGAACGAGGATCTTCTCTTCGACCAGCTGCTGGGTCGTCACCGTGCTGACCACGTTTTTGTATATCTTTCCCAATCCCTTGGTGAAAGGTGTGGCCGTCAGCCCGATGACTCTAATCTCCGGATTGTTTTTGATGAACTCAACAGTCTGCCGTCTGGTGGCGTGACACTCGTCAACTATCAACAAAGACAAGCCAGGGAAGCTGCCCCTCTTCTCGAGGGTCTGAGCAGAGCAGATTTGGATGGGTTCGTATGGCCGGTATCGCCAGTGCCCCGACTGCAACACGCCATGATTGATGTCGTAGCGTTGCAGCCTGCTGCTTGTCTGATCACACAGGATGATCCTGTCAAGAATCATGGCCGACTTGTTGCCCTTGTCGTAGGTGGCTTTGAGCAACGCGATGGCCATCTCTGTTTTGCCTGCGCCCGTAGGCGCGTAAAGGATCTGGGCATTGCTACCTTGCCTGAATCCCTCACGCAGCGCATCGAGGCAGTCCTCTTGATACTTGCGTAGATTTAACATTTGATCTCCACTGCCGACACACAGGCCAGTCGGCTTTGGCCATGTTTATTTGGGTTCGTACGACTTGAGCTTCTTCTGCATAGCCAGAATCTGCTTCTTCATCTCTGCGTTTTCTTTCTGGAAGGTGTCACGGCTGGTCTTGACCGCAACCATCTCGATTTCCAACACCCTGACCTGCTCTCGCAGTTCATCGATGGTTTGCTGTGCAAGTTCCTTCTCTTCATCGGATGCATCGAATGCTGCGATGGCAAGGCGGTCTTGCAGTCTGATGATCTCTTCCTTCTGATCGGCAATCACATCATCTTTTTCATCGTAGCCCTCAAAACTTTCCTCCTCTTCTTCATGCACTGGGGCCGGCTTGACAGCCTTGTCTTTCTTCTCCGGTGCACCGTCATCCTTCTGCTTCTTGATGTTGGTCGTCGATACCTTGCCACCGCTCACGGTTTTCACAACGTCCGACTTCTCAATCTTCAACTCTTTGCGCATTTGAAGCACAAGACCGCGGCTGCATCCGCAATGCTTGGCAATCATGTTGTCGCTGTACGCTGACCACTCTGGGTCATGCAGACATTCGCCAAGCTGCTTCCTCCTGTCAGCCCTCGAGGGACGAAGACCATGCTGCTTGTTGGCTGCAAAGCTTGCCCATTTCGCTTCACGCCATGTCCCCTCTTTGATGACGCAATCAATGTCCTCGTAGCCAAGTTTTTTGCAGGCCAGCACACGATGCCATCCGTCAACGAGGTAGTAGTCCGTCTCATCAACGAGGTAGATCTGCACGGGCGGGAAGACATCCCCCTGCTCCATGCTCTCGACGAACTCATCGATCATGTTCTCGTCTGTCTTGACCCTGCTCTGCAGACGCGAGTCAAGGATGATGGCTTCGATGTTGATTTTTTCAGTCACTTGCTCACCTCTTTGTTGTTAACTTCCATAGCCGATACAACGCTTTCACCTACGAGAACGTCCGGAATTTTTTTGCTGACAGCATCAAGGTGTTCCTTGACGTTGACTGCCACTGTCCTGGCGATGCTGCGCTTGGCGACGACACGCACCTTCCATACGATCTCGATCTCTTGGAACTGCTCATTCATGGGATCTCCTTGGTTGAATCAATTTTTGGGTGTAAAGAACGCCCTCTGCACCTCTGGCAGCCAGACCAGTCTACCACAACAAGCGTCTTTTGCAACAGGTACAAACAGTACTTGCTATGTGCCAGCTTCGTGCTATGATGTTACTTCACGCAACTTTTTGAAAGGACAAAGACATGAGTGACTGGCCATTCCCTCCTCTTGAAGGCCCCACCCCGTGGACAGCGGAACAAGAGGCGGCGTACCAGAGACGGAAGCGTCAACAGGAAGAAGAAGAGCGAGACAAGATGGAGGAAGCACCATGGTGAAGAAGAAAGAACAGACCCCCATCATTGAGAGCAACGTTCCCTATCCGATGTTCAAGTACCCGTTCGCAAAACTTGAAGTTGGCGACAGCTTTGAACTTCTTCCTGAGTGGAGCCGCGCTGCTGTAGCTGTCTCTGCATCCAGATTCAGCAAACAGACGAACCGGAAATTTTCTATTCGCAAGACAAACGAAGGAGCTTTACGTTGCTGGAGGATCGAATGAACGCAAAAAGAACTGACCCATGGATTCCGATAGGACATCCTGAATTCGTGTGGACGAGTGGCGCTGATGTTCAAAAGACGTGGCGCAAGTACGGCTGGACACCACCCAGCGAGAAGAGACCCCCAATCTTTGTTGACAACAAAGAGCCTGAGTGGGTGAAGATGAAACGAGTTAAGTAAGTTATCAATCAACAAGGAGAAAGCAAATGACGACTGTAAAAGAAGAGACCTGCGTAATTAGCCCCCCCAAATTTGGCGTGACTGACTTCTACATTGAAGGCATCGCACCGTTGGTCATAGAACGGTTCTCCAAGAAGGCCGAGCTCATGGCAAAGATGGCCGAGGGCAAGAGCGCAAGCAGCAAGAAGAACCGAGATGCTCGAGACTACGAGAGAGAAGCAGAGGAAGCACGGTATCGTTCATCTGATGGGTGGGAAGGCATGAATGCCGCGGCGTTTCGTGCAGCCATGATCAGTGCGTGTCGGTTGGTTGGGTTTAAGATGACTCTTGCCAAGCTGTCTACGTTCGTTGAGGCTGATGGCTTCGACATCAATGACGGCGTGCCTCTGGTGCGTATATACGGCGATAGCCAGACGTACACGGCCCATACCCGCAACGCAACGGGCGTGGTTGATGTGCGCTCCCGTCCGATGTATCGTAACTGGGCGGCAAGGCTCCGTGTTCGGTATGACACCGATCAGTTCAAGATGGTTGATGTGTTGAACCTTGTGTCCCGTTGTGGACTGCAAGTAGGAATTGGAGCAGGCCGCCCCGACAGCAAAGCCTCTGCTGGTTGCGGGTTTGGTTTGTTCCAAGTTGTCCCGAGCAATCGGGAGAAAGAAGTGGTCTCAAAGTTTGGGATCAAGTAACGCCGCAGGCCCGGCTGGTCAAGGCTGCGTCAGGATTGTTTGGGCGTGGTATGGCATGGCAGGCTCGTCAAGTCTGGGACAGGCTGGGCTTGTACCGGCCCGGTGCGTTTAGGCTCGGCAGGCCAGGATTGGCGCGGCAAGTTGAGGTGCGGTCGAGTCTGGTCTGGTACGGCAGGCTCGGCGCGGCGCGGTTTGGCTTGGTATGGTACGGCTCAATTGGGTATGGCAGGCCAGGATCGGACGGGCAAGTTGAGGTGAGGTCTGGTAAGGCCCGGTTGGGTACGGCACGGCAGGCTAGGAGCGGAGCGTCTCGGCTCAGCAGGTTCTGGTCTGGTTTGGCACGGCAGGCAAGTTGTGTCATGGTCGCGTTGGGCGCGGACGGGTTCGGCACTGCATGGCAGGCGGGGCATGGCGTCGAGAGGTGACGTGTGGCGTGGTACGGTCCGGCAAGGCAGGTTAGGAGAGTCCGAGTTAGGCGTGGTATGGCAAGGACTGTTTCGGCAGGCTAGATGGGGCACGGAAGCGCGAGGTGCGGTGTGTCTTGGCAGGCTAGGCGGGGCTAGGCAGCGCAAGGACAGGCTCGTACAGGTACGGCAGGCAAGGCGTGGCTTGGAATGGAAGGACTGGGCAAGTTTAGATTTGGCAAGGCAGGTTAGGCTAGTCTCGGTTTGGTAGCGCACGGCATGGCAGGGACTGGTTTGGCAGGCAATTTTTTTACTCAAGGAGAAACACATGGAACAGGAACGTAAGTTGTTGACAAAGATGGCCCGTCAAAATGGCGGTGTCCTGAGGGTAGACGATGTGCTGCAAGAAGCTCAAGATGAGAGCAGCATCCTTCACAAGCATTTTGAGTGGGATGACACAGAGGCAGCAGTACAGTACCGTAAGCATCAAGCGCGGGCTTTGATTGCCCGTTGCAAGATCACAATTGTTGAGACATCGCCCGTTGAGATCAGGGCATTTGTTAGTCTGCCCACTGACCGGGAAGCTGGCGGCGGCTACAGATTGACATCGGAAGTGGTGAACAACGAATACATGAAGGCAGAGATGCTTCGTGATATTCAAATGACGATTGCCCGCTGGACACAGAAGCTGCACCTGTTGGATCAAGACTTGGCCGACGCCATCCTTGAACTTGAAAGCCGTGTCAGTTTGCCAGTTGAAGCCGCGGAGGCGAAGCGGGCATGAGCAAGTCTCGTACTGATGCGAAGCGCATCACTGTGCCAGTGACAAAGGATATTGATCTGATCCGCGAGCGCATCAAACGCGACACGGGCATCGACATGACCTACGTGCAGATTTTTAATTTCTTGATTCACTTCTACGTTCAGCGGGCCAGTGAACCTAAGAGCAGATGGAGGGCTTTGGAATGAGCATTACCGCAATGCGTCAGGCGCTGGATGCGCTGTATATGGCAAATACTCGTGAGTGGCCTGAAAACAAAATTGGCGCAGCGATAAACGCGTTGAGCGCCGCCATCGCAGAGGCTGAGAAGCAGGAGCAATGCAAAGAACATGGCGAGTGTTTTGGCGGCAAATGCATCTACACCGCCCCACCCGCAGCACAGCGCCAGCCGCTGAACTGGACTGTTGTTGGCGAGCAGATGCCGGATGCAGGCGCCATTGTGCTGGCCTATTACAAGAACAGCCAGGGCAAAGATCGCCGCATCCGGGCCAAGTGGGTGCAAGCAAAAACGCTGGAGGCCAGCGGCGATTGGGATGGCGATTGCGAGTACGACGAGGCCACCGACACATATTACTGCCCGCAAGGCTGGTACGAATGCATGGACAACTGGGATGAGTTTCGGTGCATATTTGTGCATGAAGGTCAAGTCACGCATTGGATGCCGCTGCCGCCAGCACCGGACACCACCCCACCCGCAGCACAGCAAGAGCCGGTGGGCACGGTTAAAGAATTGTTCACCATCGCAGCATGGGAGCGGCTTGATGTGGTTGGTAGCACGAAGGTTTATTTGGGAACTCTACCCTCAGCACAGCGCCAGTGGGTCGGGCTAACGGAGAAAGACTTCTCGGCGATTAACCAATCATGCCTGACAAAACTTCAGGCCGCGACAAGCGCCGAGTCAATCCTTAAGGAGAAGAACACATGAAAGACGACGACGACACCCTGTGCTACCGCTCAGAACTTGAGGCGGCGGTGAAGGCAGCCGTTGCAGCCGAGCGCGAGGCGTGTGCGAAGGTGGCAGAAAACAGAATGCTGTTGGACGCATCTGTAAAAGAAAACGTGGCACACCATACTGCCTGCAAGAACATTGCCGCTGACATCCGAGCAAGGGGGCAAGCATGAGCAAACTCAAAACCCTGACCATCCCTGACCACCACAAGGTGCAGGCCAAGGTGGTGCTGAACGAGGCAATTGACGAGTTGCCAGACAGCGTGATCGTGCTGTGCTTCTGGAAAGACAGGGGCCAGTTCAAGATCAAAGTATCCACTGTGCCTGACCGGCTCATGCTGATCGGTGCGCTGGAAGAGGCGAAGAACAAAGTCATTACGGATGGGTACGCATCATGAGCGGAGATCACAACATGCACCAGAAACTTTCAACAGCCGACTACCACGCTTGGCTGGACAGCCCATTGACCAAAGCCCTCAAGCAGTCGCACCAGACTGAGATAGATGCAATTGTGAAAGACTCTGACCGAGCGTTTGACCTGCTGCGCCGCGCAGAGACAGAGATGCGCTACGCAGGGTGGAACAAGTACGAGACAGACAACAGCGCCCGCAACGGCGTGTATGAGCAGATCGTGAGGTTTTTGAAATGAAAGAAGACATCATCAGCATGGCGCGGGAGGCTGGCTACGGTGACGCAATGGCTGACCTGCACGCACCTGCCCTTGAACGCTTTGCCGCCCTTGTCCGTGCTGACGAGCGCGAGGCCGACGCGCTGTTGTGTGAGCAACTTGGAGCCGAGGGCTATGGGTCTTTGTCAATCGCAGCGGCAATTAGATTAAGAGGTAAGACATGAAAGAAGACATCATCCGTATGGCGCGGGAAGCTGGGCTGGGCTTTTTATTTGAGAATCATCTTTTAGTGTGTGGTGAACTTGAACGCTTCGCCTCCCTTGTCGCTGCACGCTGCGCCGAGATCGCATACGAGGCAGAGCCCTTTCATTCAGCGGATCTGATTCGCAAAGCCTTTGGAGTGGAGAATGATTGACAAAAAGTTCATGTCCTTGAGCGCCAAAGAGATGGAACAAGCACTCTCAGAAATGGACGAGGACTTGCGAGACCACTTGCGCTTTGTAATATCATCATTGATTGACTGTTACTTGGACGAAGACACCCACGGCCTTGTAATGATCAACAACAACAACCGAGACGGCTTGGCCTTGATCGCTCTCAACGCCACCGAAATGGACGCCGCAGAGATGATGATCAAAGCCAATGAACACATCAACGCCATGGCCATGCAAGACGCCCCCCCAAAGGAGAAATTTAATTGACCCAAGAGGACAAAATCCATCTCACCAAGATGGCCAATGAAGCATCTCGAGACAGCTACCCAACCTGGGTTCAGACAAACTTTGCGTTGGCAGAAACAATCAAAAACAAGGACAACAATTAATGAACTGTCCTTTGTGCAGTGCAGCAACAGACGTAGTAGAAACCAAGAACATCAACGGCATAGTCATCCGCCGACGACATTGTTATAACGATCACTCTTTCAAAACCCAAGAGCTAGCCATCACAACCCCCAAGCCGCGGCGAATCCTCAAATCAAAATCAAGCCCTACTGGAAACACGGAGAAACAAAAATGAACTTGAATGAACGACTAGAAGAACTTCGCAACTTGTACAAAAGTACAGGTGACGAGCAGTGGTTGCACCGATACAACGAGTGCCAGTACATCCGTGAGAAAGTCCTGATCATCAAATTTGACAACCAGATCACCGACAAATCTAAGAAGTACGACCCTCTCGAGCACCAGCGTGCTGTCTAAAAGGTGCTGTGTTTTGACATCTTTGGTGAGTGCTAGGCTCGGCTGGACATGGGATTGCCTACGGGAACTGAATCCCGTTGGCAACTTTCCACATCCCCGGAGCCGTAGCTGAGTATCGTGTGGGGTGGACTCACATCAGGCTGATCCACCTACGGGCACTTTCCGCATCCTGCTGCGTCTAGCTTGGCCGCCCGTACCGCAAATGCCACCCGGTGGACTTGAACCCCCGGACATCTACGGCGTCATCCCCAATTGCGCTTGCATCTTCTGTGCGCTCTCGCCCCAGACCAGAACGTTGTAGGGTCGGTGGACTGCGGACTACACCCGAAGGCTTCCTACGCTTCCCTCATGCCGACCCAGAACCCGATAGACTTCTGGAGCACAGCTGGGCGTGAGAAACAAAAAAGCCTTCAAGTCTGACCCCGGTGAGAAAACACCCCGTCTTTGTGGGACGACGCGCTACCCCATACGGGGTCGGGATCAGGCTTGAAGGCTCACTTGCTTGGGTTCTCACACCTAGCAATGAAACGCACTGTACAGGATCTTTCAAGCCCCTGTCAAGGGGTCAACAAAGATTTTTTCAAACAGTGCAGGTGACCACACGACCGTTGGCTGTAATAGCGTGGGTGGTGCATTGAGCCCAGGCGCTGGTGGCCAGGGCAATGCTCAGGGCGGCAAGGATACGTTTGGCCATATCTTGTGTGGCGTTGGTGGCAGGCACTGATCTCCTGCTTATCAGAGCACAAGGCTAGCATGAAGACCGGGGAGAAACGCTAACCTTGTGGTGCGTATCAGCCTACGCATTCACCAACACGGCTGGGGACTGGGCGGCGGGTTTGCGCAAACCACTTACCGGCTCGATGCCGTCCCAATCCCCATGCGTGTTGGAAAAAGATCCCTCTGGCCGAAAGCGAGGTCAGGACCAGAGGGATAGTCACCAAGAAGACTAAACGAAATGACAACTGCAAGGAAATCCCTAACCTTGCACCTTCATTTTAATCACACCTCTTGAGCAGTTCAAGGGCTTCCTGAACGCTGTTCACTATGGCAAGCATGCCGCCCTTCCAGTTCTGGAAGAACTTTTCTTCCTCTTCAGTCAGCTTCCTGGCAGACGGTGGCTTACGGCCATCTTTGACCTCCATGAGGATCGTGTAGCCGCGGTATCCAACCAGAAGATCCGGCAGGCCATCGCCCTGGGTGACGACCCGTACGGTAGCACCACACGTCCTCAAAGCGCTGACAATCTGCTCCTGATTCGCATCAACTCTTGCTGCTCGTCTCATGGTTTTCCCTACATTGCAACAGTTAGGTTCGACGCCTGTTGACACCTACATTCATAGCAGGTACATTTCAGTCTATCACATCTGATGAGAGCGCCATGAAGATCACCAACAACTTCGATTTGCCAGAGACTTTTCTCAATGTCATCAAGCGTCCTACGTACTCCAGTCAAGGATCTCAGATCACCGTAACTCAGATCCTCAACTCGCCGCGGATCGTCAACCTCACACGCAAGCACTGGGATGAACTCGAGCAAGATGCCAGCGACTCTGTCTGGTCTCTCTTTGGTTCTGCTGTCCACAACATCCTGCAGCATGGCCGCGATGAGAACCATGTCGTTGAGCAGCGACTGCACATCGAGTTCGATGGCTGGTCAATCAGCGGCGCTATCGATCTTCAGGAAGTCTATGACGACGGGGTGGTGATCAGCGACTACAAGGTCACTGGTGCATGGTCGGTGATGAATGAGAAGTCTGACTGGCACAAGCAACTGAACCTCTATGCATGGCTCGTTGAGAACGTCAAAGGCCAGCACGTCAAGGGCCTGCAGATCGTAGCTATCATCCGTGATTGGTCACGCCGTGATGCCCTGACGAAAGACAGCTACCCCAAGTCACCAGTTACAGTGATCAACATTCCCCTGTGGTCACAAGAAGAACGTGAAGCCTACGTCAAGTCTAGGCTCACGCTACACAATGATGCGTACTTCAGCGCCAACAGTGATGACACGTTGCCTGAATGTACTGCAGACGAGATGTGGGAAAAGCCCACTACCTACGCTGTCAAGAAAGATGGCGGCGTTAGGGCAAAGAGCGTTCACCTCACAAAGGAGGACGCAGAGAAAGCGATGCCCCCAAAGGGCTACATCATCGAAGTAAGAGAAGGTGATCGCACTCGTTGCTCGAGCTTCTGCTCGGTCAGCAAGTTCTGTGATCAGTATCAAACATACTTGAAAGGTAAATCATGAAGAAAGTTCTCGCAGCAATCAGCATTGCACTTATGACTACAGGTGCATGGGCATCTTGTTCTACTCATACCATCACGAGTGGTGGCAGGATGGTCACATGTACTACGTGTTGCTACTTTGGTAATTGCACTACCAACTGCTTCTAAAGGATAAAAAAATGCACCACCAACTCCAAGAAGACGACTTCGGTTTCATCAAACAAGCTATCCGCGACCGCGCTGAACTGATGATCAGGCAGATCTGCGCTCCTGTAGATATGTTTGCTGAACTGGAGGACAAAGACATTCCAGTAATCAAATTGGAAATGCCAACTTCTTCAGTGAAGAAAGCAGTAGTTGTTCGTGATCCGATTGCCCCCTATGGGTACAAGAAAGATGGAACCCCCAAAGGCCGCCCTGGCCGTCCCGCTAAGCGCAGTAAATTTAAAAGGAACTGATAAATGACAGGCATTGCCAAAGCTTTGGTGCAGGCTCAAAAAGAATTTGGGCCGGCACTCAAGTCTTCAACTAACCCACACTTCAGAACTAAGTACGCCAATCTGGCAATCTGTGTTGATGCCGTCATAGACGCACTCAACAATAACTCAATCATGCTCACGCAGAAGACTTCTATGTGTGAGGATGGCGTGATCGTGGAGACGATCTTCCTGCATGAGTCTGGCGAACAGATTAGCAGTGGGCCGCTCCATGTCCCGGCACCCAAGCATGATCCTCAAGGCTATGGCAGTGCTCTTACTTATGCTCGCAGATACAGCTTGATGACAGCATGCGGGCTAGCTCCAGAGGACGATGACGGCAACGCCGCTGCTCGACCCGTGGCTAAGCAACCGGCTCCGGCTCCGTCTCCAGCGCCAGTTGTCAAAGCGCCTGCTGAGATGAGTGGCAAGAAAGAAGGCCCGTGGAATCTGAAGGTGTCTGCAGCACCAGATGGTGATCCAGAGTCCTGGCTTGAAGTGGTCAAGGATGCCACAACGATTGGGCTCGATACCGCCGCTAATGCGGATGACGTAATGAACTTGTTCCGCAACAACAAGAACATCTACGACCAGTACAAGGCGATCAATGCATCTGCCTATTCAGATCTCATGGTTCTTTTCAAGAACGCCAAACTGAAGTTTCAGGAGCAAGAATGAACTCAATTACTGTAGCCGGCGTAGTCGGTAAAGATGCTGAACTTGCTATCTTGCAAGACGGCAACCACGTTGCTAACTTCTCCATCGCCGACTCCCAAGGCAAGGACAAGACCATCTGGTGGAACGCAACCCTGTGGGGACGTAAGGCAGAGAGCCTCTCTTCTTACATCACCAAGGGAACAAAGGTCACCGTCGCTGGTTCTTTGTCCGAAGAGTCTTGGACTGACAAGAAGACTGGCGAAACTCGGAAGGCTTTTCGTCTCCGGGTCAATGATGTCTTGCTCCAGAGCAGCCGCCAGGAACCCAAGCCGGCTGTCCACGAGCCCCAGCCTGCACCAGCAACAGATGAAGACGTGCCTTTCTAGGAGTCGTCAACATGCAAACGCTTCAGTTTGAGGCCATCAAGGTAGCCCTTAAGCAGGACAAGACAGGATACGTCCTGACCTTGTGCCTGCATCCGGACGAGATACCTGAAGCGTTGCTGAGGGATTTCGTTGGCGCTCGATATCAAGTAGTCATGGTTCGCCTAAATGGTGAGGACAAACCCATGAATAAGGATGTTGAGTACCAGCGAGATCCTGTACGAACCGCTGGCATACTCTGCAGATCTAAACCGTTTGCAGAGTATCTTATGGCCAGAGGCGAGATACTCGATGACGATGAGACAGAAGTGATCTCTTGGTTACGTCGAGCCCTGGGCATCTCGTCTCGGGCTGAATTGAAGAGCAATGAAAAAGCCGCAGAAAAACTCTGGCAATTAAACAAGGACTTTCAACTATGGACCCAAAGCGTCTGATCCCCTACTCCGTCCATCTGCCGGCAGATGTATACAAGAAGCTAAAGGAGGCTGCAGGAGAGCGCAAAGCCTCCTCTCTTGTACGAGATGCCATCACTATTATTATCGAAGGCGATGAGGAGTTCAATGGTGGATACAACAAAGCCCTGCGCGATGTGATTGCCACTGTCAACAAAGACAAGTGGTTCCTGTCCGTAGGGGTAAACGGCGAGTCCTTTGCGAAGTACTTGGAAAAAACTCTTGAGCCAATGATTGTGAGCCGCAATGTCAAAAAAGCTGCCAAAAAAACTAGGGGTTGAAGCCCTGCTCGAGAAGTCTGACCCGGTCTCCATACAGGAGATAACCCTGCAGGATTGGTATGCTGCTTTTGCTTTGATCAACATGACCAAAGATGCAAACACTTACCAAGAAATCGCAGCCACGGCATGGGAAATCTCTGACGCCATGATGGACGAACGAAGCCGGAGGATGTGATGGAGAACGGACTGCACTACCTTAAGGTTGCCTCAGACCACATTGAGACTATGAAGCAGCGGGTATCCAAACAAGACTACGAAGACTTCCACAAAGAGATCCAGGCCGTCATGTCTGCCATGTACTGCCTTTGGGACTGGACAAATGTTCAACAAGATAAGCCCCTCTGAAAAACAGCACTTGGCTCTAGTCAAGTCATTGCCCTGCTCTGTGTGTGATGCGCCGCCCCCATCTTCGGCACATCACATCAAGCAGCATCAGCAGTACACCTGCGTTGCTCTTTGCTACGACTGCCACCAGGGGCCGATGCTTGGCTGGCATGGACAGAAAAGGGCATGGCTCACCCGTAAGATGGATGAGCTCGATGCCCTTAATGTGACTGTCAAAAGGCTTGTCGAATTACAGCTGAGCTAGCGCCCTCAAGCCCTTGACATCAACCGCTTTGAGCATTTCCTTTTCAACGCGACGGAGCTCTTCAATCTTCTCGCCCTTTTGTTCTGGCGTCATGAGATCAGACGGTGCGTTGTTCACCTGAGAAATTGCCCTGCGGATCTTGCTCAATTCGTCTGCGATCTTCTCAGTCGTACGAGCCATCTTCAGCCTGATGACGTTCTTCTCATCGGCCAGGAACTCTTCTATGCCCTGCGGTGAACGAACCTTGATGTCGTTGTAGGTTGCCTTGGCTTTGGCCACCTCATCCCGCAGCAGATAGAAGTCATTCTTCAGGGCATTCTCCGTGCTCTTGCCAACGAACCCGCCAGTACCCGGAACGCCTGCAATCATGTCCTTGACAGAGACAGACGGACGCTCGACAGCAGAGTCGTTGTTGATCATGAAGTTGGTTGTATACAGGAACAACCCACCCACAGATCCAAACATCCCGCGGATCAGATGATCTGCCACTATCGGTGATGCGCCGGCCTTGCCAAGTATCTTAGAAAACTCAGAGGTGGCATCCGTAAACTGCCGCTCAGCTTCTTTTTGTTTCTCAAAGAAGCCAACGACCGGCTTGCCCTGGAAGAAGTCATAGTTGACCGCCACCTCGAGCACAGGCTTGATAGCCTGCGGAACCGGCGTTGGGCTGGATACAGCATTGACCAGCGCGTCGAACATAGAAGTCCTGGCCTTCTTAGCATCCGACATACCGTTGTCAGTTAGCAGGTGATAGGTATGCTCAGCGAGAACCTTCGGCATCAGGAACATGTCCGGGCGCAGAGGAATCCGCAAGCCAGTTCCTGGGATCACCAAGACTCGATCTCGCACCGCTGTAGGCGTATCCTGATAGTCCTCGTCCTCTGCAACCAGCATCGCGTACAGCATGCTCATGGCCATCAGACCACCTGACATGGTGGCCAGGGTAGATAGAGCCGCCATCCGATTAGACGGAGAGATGCCAGTTCCCGTAATGGTCTTCATGGCCACACGCTGAACAGACATGTACGCGTAGAAGAACGGCACCACCTGACCCAGCAGGTTGATCATCTTGCTGCTTCCGCGGCGACGGAAGTTGATGATGTCAAAGGCTTTCTCAATCGCTTCAGCTTTGCTCAAGCCTTGCTGCATCGACGCTTCGTAGACCGCCTGTCGAATAGCATTGTCAGCCGACATGGCAATGTGACTGAGAAGCTCGATGCCCTTACCAGTGATTGTCTTGGGCGGCTTCAAGCCAGCAGCAATCTCCACATCCATCCGGGCAACAGCTGCCGAGAAGTCACGCACACCAGTTGCACCATACTTCTTGAGAAGGTTGTGCGTCTGGCTAGTCTTGGTCAGTGTCTTGACAAACTCTTTGACCGCCAGCATCGGGATCTTGAGGGCAAACCGA